CCTGTATTTGACGCTACACAGGCGCTGTTTGGCAGAAGACCCGCAAGGGGAAGATTCAACCCAGAGACAGGCCAGCTTGAAGGCGGCTTTGGTGCTTACAGAAGCAGGCTTGATGCAGGACAACTGACAGAGGATCAACTTAGACGCAATCTTGTCCAGCTTGCCTATGATCGTGGCGAGGGTGGTGGTACAAGCGGAGACTATCAAGCATACCTCAACACCTTGAGGGGTAGCATACCAGAAGGCGCTGTTTTTGCAGGCGGCTCTCCTTTTTTCGATGAAGAAACGGGAACCTACAGGAACATCCCTTATGGCTCTGATTTAACTCAGTTGTTCCCAACAGATACAGGAATGCCAGCACCACCGCCATCGGGAGGTGGTGTTATGGATGATGTATCGTTACCCCCTTTTGATCCTGATAACATTTATAAAACCATACCGTACCCCGGCTATCTAGATCGAGGCACTCGTGGCTTTGGTAAAGGTGGCGGAGGGTTCGGAAGAATGCCCGGACAATATATTACCGGCAATCCTTACAACATGATGTTTGCCCCAATACAACCTTTTAACTACGGCTTTTCGTCGCAGTATATGCCTAATCGTGGATTGATGTCCGGCTTTTCCACAGGGTTTGGTCCTTATGGCGGATATCAGCGGCCTAGGTTTGGGGGCGGTAAAGGTGGCTTTAGACCCAGACCAATTTACCCGATGGGCGGAGGCAAGGGTGGATTCGGAGGCGGTTTCGGCTAATAAAATGCGCCGTAACTACCGCAAGGAATACGACAACTACCACGGCAAGCCCAAGCAGAAGAAAAACCGCGCCAAAAGAAATGCGGCACGGGACATGATGGAAAAGTCGGGCAAGGTAAAAAAAGGTGATGGCAAAGATGTCAGTCACAAGAAGCCATTGGCAAAAGGCGGCTCTAATAAAAAGAGCAACCTAAAAGTAGCATCCAAATCTAAAAACAGGTCATTCAAGCGCACTAAAACAGCACGGATGGCCTGATGTCCGGTTTGCTGACACCACAGCAGGCTAAGGCTCTGCAAAATGCACCACTAGAAGTGAGGCTGAAAGCGGCTGAACTGCTAGAAGAAGCAAAGCAGGCAAAAGAAATTGAAAACGCACAAACCAGTTATATGGGGTTTGTGAGGCATATGTGGCCTGCATTTATCGAAGGCAGGCATCACAAGATTATGGCAGAGGCTTTTGAGCGTATTGCTAGAGGCGAGTTAAAGCGCCTGATCGTAAATATGCCGCCACGACACACCAAGTCGGAGTTTGCCTCTTATTTGTTGCCAGCGTGGTTTTTGGGCCAGATGCCCGAAAAAAAGATTATCCAGACAGCGCATACTGCGGAACTGTCTGTTGGTTTTGGTAGAAAGGTGCGAAACCTTGTGGACTCTGAAGACTTTAAAAAGGTCTTTCCCAGTCTACAACTAAGGGCAGACTCCAAGGCGGCAGGACGCTGGAGCACCAACAAGAATGGCGAATACTTCGCTATCGGTGTTGGCGGTGCGGTAACAGGTAAAGGTGCCGACCTTTTGATTATTGACGACCCTCACTCAGAGCAGGAGGGCCAGTCAGCAGACCCAGCAGTGTTTGACCGGACCTATGACTGGTACACATCTGGGCCTCGACAGCGACTTCAGCCGGGAGGCGCTATCGTTATCGTGATGACGCGATGGCATATGCGTGATCTAACCGGCAAGATTATTAAGTCTTCTGCTCAGCGGGTGGGTTCCGATGAGTGGGAGGTAATAGAGTTTCCAGCAATCATGCCGTCAGGGAAACCCCTGTGGCCTGAGTTCTGGAGCCAAACAGAGCTAGAGGCTCTGCGGAGCGAACTGCCCTCCCCCAAGTGGAACGCGCAGTATCAGCAAAACCCAACGTCTGAAGAAGGCGCACTGATCAAGAGAGAATGGTGGAGAAGGTGGGAACACGACTATCCACCCCAATGTGAGTTCGTGATTCAGTCATGGGACACAGCTTTCTTGAAAACCCAACGGGCAGACTACTCTGCCTGCACAACGTGGGGCGTGTTTTATCACCCCGACGATGACGGCATATCACAGCCGAATATCATCCTATTGGATGCCTACAAAGAACGTCTGGAGTTCCCAGAGCTAAAGAAAATGGCTTACGAGATGTGGAGCGAAATACAGCCAGACGCATTTATCGTGGAAGGGAAGGCGGCAGGGATGCCGCTTATTTTTGAACTACGGGCGATGGGGATTCCTGTTTCGGAATACACCCCCTCGCGTGGTAATGACAAGATAGCAAGGGTCAACGCTGTTGCTGACTTGTTTGCCTCTGGCAACGTATGGGCACCAGAGACACGATTCGCTGAAGAGGTCATTGAGGAATTTGCCGCGTTCCCCGCTGGGGAGCATGACGACCTTGTTGACTCTTCAACGCAAGCACTTCTCCGTTTTAGGCAGGGCGGCTTTGTATCGCTCCACACTGACGAGGAAGATGACTTTGACCCTCACGGGAGGGTCGCCAACTACTACTGAGAGCTTATGGCCTTTCTGCAAAGCAACATTCCGCACTTTAAGTGCTGGGTAAGACGCGAATACACGCATAACCACAACAAATACCACGGCGAGTTTTTACACGCTATGGCAATTGCGGTTACAACGATGCCTTGTCGGTGTCTCAGCTTCCAGATCATATTTACTGGCGCTGAAACCTATGACAACGATGAACCAAACATCCACGGAGGCGCGATGTGGGCAAGGATGCCCATCACTGCTCTGGTTGGAGACACCCCGTTTGAGGAGTGGCCCGAGCCAATGCCAGTCTATGCGGCACAGCCGTGGGACTGTTCATCGCGTGAACACAGCGTTTACGTCCTTGACAGAGCAACGCCGTGTCCTTGGATTGCCAAGATAGACGGGGAGTTCTACCCTGCAAAGTATCTGTTTACGGTGGACTATACAGATAACGAAATCGCAGATGACCCTGCTCAACACAAGCAGAGTCATGTGATGGAGCTTCTGGATGCAGGACCGTGGACAGGCAACATTGTGGCGCTACCCAATAACCGTGTGCGGGTGACACACCCAGCATGGTGGTCAACGGGAGAAGGCGCACCGGACTTTAGACCGTCACAGCATATTCACTATTCCAAGTCGGACTTGGACTACACGCTGGACGTAAACAGAGTATTCGACAACTTATATGCAGGTGAGGACGATGAGAAATAAGATGGACCCGAAAGGCGGCAAAATGCGAATAGGCATGGCGTCAGGTAGCGGTGAAAAGATGCCAATGAAGCGAGACAGGGACGGAGAACTAAGACCGGCTTTTGTTGTTGACGCAGAGGGCAAAGCCGCAGGCGGTGTTGCCAATCAAAATGTTCCCAAGACAAAGGGTTACTTTAAGGGCGGCAAAGTTATGAGCAAGGGTGGCGTTGCAGGCGGTGCTAAGAAAAAACCGCCGGGCATGAGATACGGCGGCACATCCATGAAAAACAAGATGAACACCAAGGGCGGCAAAATGGGTGGCAAAGGCTAAGTGGCTATTGACCGCGTAGCAACGCCCTTCAGCCCTCAAGGGGCTGGCGAAAACCTAGAGATCGTGATCGAAAACCCTGAGTCTGTCAGCGTGATGGACGAAGACGGGGGCATGATTATTGATTTCGATCCGAATATGCCTGCTCTTATGGGTGTCGATCATGGCTCTAATCTAGCGGAGTACATGGACGAGCGAGATCTAGACAGTCTTGCGAGCGAGCTTGTCGGACAATTTGACGCTGACCGGATGAGTCGTGCGGATTGGGAAGACTCTTATGTCCGTGGTCTTGATCTTCTTGGACTAAAGTTTGAAGACAGGTCTACACCGTGGGAGGGCGCTTGTGGCGTCTTTCACCCGATGCTGTCTGAGGCGGTCATTCGCTTTCAAGCCCAGACGATACAGGAGATATATCCTGCCAGTGGGCCTGTAAAGACCACTATCGTCGGCAAGATGGACGACGAGAAGACTAAGCAGGCACACAGAGTACAGAACTACCTAAACTACCTGATTACCCAGCGTATGACGGAGTACAGGACGGAGACAGAGAAGCTGTTGTTCTCCCTGCCAATCGCAGGCTCCGCATTCCGCAAAGTCTACTTTGACCCAAGTATGGGCAGACCATGCGCCATGTTTGTGCCAGCAGAGGATTTTGTGGTCAGTTATGGTGCGTCTGATCTGTCAACGTGTGAACGCGCCACCCATGTAATGAAGAAAACTTCTAATGAAATCAGGAAGTTACAAGTTGCTGGGTTTTATTCAGATGTAGACTTGCCTGCACCAACACCGGACATTTCTGAGATACAGCAGAAGTATGACCGGATGACGGGGGACTCGGACAACTACGAGCTTGACCATAGGCACACCCTTCTGGAAATGCACGTTGACATTGACCTGATAGGCTTTGAAGACACAGACAAGGGCAAGCCAACGGGAGTTGCCCTGCCTTATGTAGTTACTATTGACAAGTCATCAAGAACAATCCTGTCAATACGGCGCAACTGGTACGAAAACGATCCCAAGAAAATGAAAAGGGATCACTACGTTCACTACCAGTATCTACCGGGTCTGGGATTTTACGGTTTTGGCTTGGTACACATGATCGGCGGTTTATCCAAGTCGGCAACCGCATTGCTCCGACAGTTGGTAGATGCCGGAACACTTGCCAACCTACCGGGAGGATTGAAGTCTAGAGGACTCAGGATTAAGGGTGATGATACGCCAATCATGCCCGGAGAGTTCCGTGACGTAGACGTTCCGGGTGGTGCTATCCGTGACAATATCACGTTCTTGCCTTACAAAGAGCCGAGCAACGTCCTTTACCAGTTGCTGGGCGATATTGTGGGCGAGGGGCGTCGATTCGCGTCAGCGGCGGATGTCAAAGCCTCAGATATTAATGGCGAAGCGCCGGTTGGCACCACGCTTGCAGTATTAGAGCGAGAGATGAAGGTGATGAGCGCGGTGCAGGCCCGCGTCCATGCCGCTGTCTCCAAAGAACTCAAGATACTGTCAGAGCTTGTCAGGGACTATGGCCCAGAGGTTTATCCCTACGAAGAAGAAAACGGGCAGACCGTTCCAGCAGACTTCGATGACAAGGTAGACATTATCCCAGTCAGCGACCCCAATGCGGGTACGATGGCGCAAAGAATTATGCAGTATCAGGCGGCATTGCAGTTGGCGGCTCAAGCACCTCAGATGTATGACTTGCCCTTACTGCATCGTCAAATGCTTGAAGTTTTAGGCATTCAAGACGCAGAAAAAATCGTACCAACAGAAGACGACATTAAGCCTACAGACCCTGTCACTGAAAACATGAACATCCTGACGGGTGAGCCTGTTAAAGCGTTTATATATCAGGATCAAGAGGCCCATATCCAAGTTCACATGGCGGCGCTACAAAACCCAGAAATTATTAAGATGGTTTCTAAAGCGCCCAACAGAAAGGCAATTGAAGCGGCTATGGCGGCTCATATTGCTGAACACGTTGCGTTTGCATACAGAGCTAAGATTGAGAAAGAGTTGGGCGTAGAGCTTCCCGGCCCAGAAGAAAAACTACCAGAAGAGATAGAACTGCGAATATCCAGACTGGCGGCACCTGCGGCAGAACAGCTTACAGGCAAGGCCCAGATGATGGCTCAAGCCGAACAAAATGCAAAACAATCTCAAGACCCAGTTGTCCAAATGCAACAAAGAGAGCTGGCGATCAAAGAACAGCAAGCGGCGGCTAAAGCGCAGACTGACATGGCAAAAGTTCAAGTTGATGCACAAAAAGCACAGGCCAAAACATTGCTAGATCTTGAAAAAATGGATCAAAACGAAAGGCTGGAAGCGGCTAAGATAGCCGCAAAAATAGCACTGGAAGAAACAAAAGAATCAAACCAGCAAGAAATAGAGGGCTTTAGAGCTGGATTCGACCTCATAAGAGACGCAATAGATGGTGAAGAAAGCAACGAATAACATCCTTCAGGCCATACAAAATGATCTCAGAACCCAAATGAACGAGGTTTCAGATCACATGGCAGTAGGTGGTTGCAAGGATATGGATGAGTATTCTCGCAATGTTGGAATAATACAAGGGCTTGCCTTTGCAGAAAGAACGCTACTGGATCTAGACGACAGGTTAGAGCGCGAGTGATTCGTTACATAAGGTAACGCATGGTGACACTAGGCACCTATTTCTAGTGCAGGAACGAGCTATGACGGAAAAAGACACAGAAGTTGCCAAGCAACTACCCGACCCAAAAGGTTATAAATTACTTATCGCTCTCCCAGAACCGGAAGAAATGACGGAGGGAGGCATCCTCAAAGCAAGAGAAACCATGCACATAGAAGAAATTGGCTCTGTTTGTGGTTTTGTTTTGAAGAAGGGCGCTGACGCTTATGCAGATAAAAAGCGTTTTCCAAGCGGCCCGTGGTGCGAAGAAGGCGACTGGGTGCTAATGCGCTCATATAGCGGAACGCGCTTTAAGGTTCACGGTAAGGAGTTTCGCCTTATCAATGACGACAGCGTTGAAGCAGTAGTTGAAGATCCAAGGGGGATTGTGAAGGTATGAGCGAAGAGCAGATGGAAGAGCAAACCATGTCCACCGAGGACAAGTTTTTTGGTGTCAAAACAACTATTGGCGGTGAAAAAGCCGATGTTGATGTCGAAGTCGTAGATGATCGGCCCCCAGAAGATCGCCGTCCTCCAGCCAAAGAAGCCAAGGAGGAGGCAGTTGAATCAGAAGACGAAGAACTGGAGGGTTATTCGGAAAAAGTCAAAAAACGTATTAATAAACTACGTTACCAACAGCATGAAGAACGCAGGCAACGCGAAGCCGCTGAAAAAATGCGTGAAGAAGCTGTACGGGTGGCGCAAAAGTATGCAGAAGACAACAAGAAGTACCATGCGATCATTCAAGAGGGTGAGCAGTATTTGGTGCATCAAATTAGAGAGCGAGCTAATTTGGCTTTGGAGCAAGCTAAAGGTCAGTATCGCCAAGCATACGAAGAGGGAAATACGGACAAGGTTGTCGAAGCCCAAGAAGCTATGATGAAGGCTCAGTCGGAGTTTCAATCTGCCGACTATCAGATGAACCAGATAAATCAAAATAGAGAACAATGGAAGCAGTGGCAACAGCAACAAGCAAGTATGCCGCAACAACCCATTGCACCACAACCAGAACAAGTCGAACAACCACCACAGCCAACAGAAAAGGCGGCTAAGTGGGCGCAAGACAACCCTTGGTTTGGTCAAGAAAAGGACATGACTGCTCTGGCGTATGGCGTCCATGAGCGGCTTGTCAGGGATGAGGGGTACGACCCCAACTCCGACGAATACTTTGAGACTATAGATCGCACAATACGCTCTAAGTTTCCAGAATACTTTGGCGATGAGGAGGTTTCTACGGAAGAATCCTACGCTAAAAGTCCCCCCGTGGTTACAGCGCCGTCCTCACGGAATAACGGTGCGAAGCCACGCAAGGTGAAGCTGACTCGCACTCAGTTGAGCCTAGCCAAAAGGCTTGGGCTAACGCCCGAACAGTATGCCAACCAGCTTGTTAAGGAGGCTCAGTAATGGCAGAAGAGCGCACAGACAGGGACGCAGAGTCCAGAGAAATTGAAACAAGACCTAACGATTCGTGGCTTCCGGCCTCCGTATTACCCAAACCCAACCCTAAGCCGGGCTGGGAGTTTCGGTACATACGCACCAGCACCCTAGGCCATGCGGATAACACGAATGTCTCCCAAGCGTTTCGGGAAGGTTGGGTTCCTTGTCCAAAAGACGAGCATCCAGAGCTAGAGGTAATGTCCGATATTGACTCACGCTTTGTGGGAAATATCGAAATAGGCGGTCTTCTTCTTTGTAAAATTCCAACGGAAGTTTTGAAGAAGAGAGAGAGCCATTTTCAACACGTTGCTGATAGCCAGATGGAATCTGTGGACAACAATTTCTTAAAGCAAAACGATCCCCGAATGCCCGTTCTGAATCCTGAGCGGTCAACTCGGACTACCTTCGGTCGAAGTTGACTCCGGTTTGCCGGAGAGCTTTGGCCTTAACTCTAAGTTTGGAGACTTAAAATGGCTACAGCGGCTACTCCGATGGGTGCAGAACCCGTAGGCACTCTCAGTGCTTCT